TGAAAACGCTAATAACGTTCTAATTTCTGCACCATTTAAGTCAAGCTCCAAATAAAGGTCGTTTTGAGGCTTTATTTGAACACGCTCCTCTTTTCTGATACTAAGGATTGGATATGAGCCCTTGGTAGTTGCAAGTCTACCGGTTGCTGAAGAGAAAATATCATAAATAATTCTTTCTTTGTTCTCTCCTACGTTGATTTCCCTCTTACTTATATCCGTGGTAAGAACGTGAATTTTGTGTAAAATATCGTAATCTTTAGGTTTTCCTATTCGCGAAGCTAGGCGCGCCATAGCACTCTCCCTAAGAGAGAACCACTTGCCCATCAAGTGGTCGGGCAGAAAGTCATAGAAGCAAAGCTCCGAAAAATCGATTTTAGCTGTAATAGCTGCCTTTTTTTGTGCCTCTAGAAGCTCCTCTACTTGAGATAGTGCCCTAGGGTCTTCCGAGTGCTCAGACAGCGGCTGATTTTTCAAGAAAATGTTCAAATAAGTATATTGTTGGTCTTCTTCAAAAATTGGTGAGTGGCGCCAAGCAGTATTACTGTCTCTTATCAGGGGCCCTATCTCGGTGTCATTAAATGTAAAATTGTTGTCGCAGTATATGCCGACGCATTGGTTCTCTATATCAAGTGGTTGTATTATCTTCTCTTTTTTCATATTTCTCTTTTATAATCTGTGAGCTTATTTTTCCAATTTTCCCAATGGCATGCTTGATGCCGTAAATTCTATGATTCTGCAAAACGTCCGATTGCAAGCTCTGATAATTCGATTCAGTGTACTTATTCAGCTCAAGAAGCCGAACCATCAATAGCAGGCTTAGCCACTCCTCTGCAGATAGTAAATCTATATCTGGTCGGAAGACGTTTTTGCTAACTGGTGCATTCTTACTATTATTATACACTGATTTTGTATAAAATGGAACCCTTTTCTTTATATCATTGTAAACTTTTATTACGAAATCCTGCAAATCGTAAAGATCGTCCTCATGAGACCTCAGTCTGTAAATCGAATTTAGAACTAATTCCGTGTCGTTATTTTTATTGCTTCCCCCCTCTGATGGGGGTGGCGTTTTGCGTATTAGGGACTGCATTGTGGGCCACTCAAGATTTGCGTATAGGCGCCAGGGGCTATATTTGTCAACGTAAAAGCCGGCGGAATTCGCAAAATCCAAAAAACACTGAAATTCCTCACTTTGTATTATCTCTCCCTTTTCGGGGTCGCGATTGTAATCCAGATTTGCCAACTCGAGCACCAATCCGGAAGTTTTTACATTATTGTGCGGTGATAACAAGAAGCCGCTACGAGTAACTGGAAATGACTTGAGGCTTTGCTTGAGTGCCTCCTTTAGTGCGGACAAGTAACAACTATAATCATCTATCCTTGTGTCATCCTGAAGGAAAGTGGAATATTTTATACCTGTATATGTCAAATAATCCGAGTAAGACTCCTCAAAAGAGATGTGTCCCGATGTTGGGACAATTTGGTCCAAAAATGGAGGATAACTTATATCTCCATTCTCCAAACGATTAACATAATCTCTCCTAAAGTTTGTAAATGCCTCTGCGACAAAATTTAAACAGTATACACCATCTGCTAGATTTGGGAAGTTAGATAGAATCTCCTGATCATTAACCAAATAAGTCGGCTCATAATTGTTATTAACTAGCCCATAAGCATGTCTATCGTATAGGGTATCTAGCATACCTGGAAAGTTAATCAATTTTTTATATTTGCTGCGCTCTTCGAATTCTGTCCTCAAGAACGGAGTTGTGCCTCCAAGGAAGTTTATCTTCTTAGCCATGTCCTATCTCCCCCTCCCCTGTGTCTGACTTCTCATAGATTTGGCACTAGCTGCAGCAAGGCTCGATGATGGGTTCTTCACTAGCTTTACCGATTCATCAGATGGTACTGAATCATCAATTTCGACAGACTGGCCAGTGGTGAGGTTATATCTGACTGCTCCGGATTGTGCATTGATCGATTTATCTAAAATGCCAGGGATCGCAACCATATTCGAGTCTTGATGCAAGATATAGTCATTCGAGACCTGTCTGGCGGTAGACTGAGACATTACCCTTTCCCCGGTTAATGGATCCCTAAGAGTCAATAGCTGCTGTAAATAATGACTTTGCGCGACTTGGGTCTTACTAGTGTCCAAATCTGGTAACTCTTCCGGTTCAGCGTCGCTACTAGTGGCTGCGCGAGGTACCTCGTCGATAGACCTTTCTTTTGGCTTTGCGCCAGTTAATCCAATTGTATTTGAAGCTGGTGATCCAAAAGAGCAATTTAGCTCTGTCGACAACACTCCATCATTAAAAGAGGTTTCAACAGTTAGGACAGTGTAATAACCCCCTAACCCTATCTTAAACGCCGGTGAATTAGGATCGTCTGGAAGCCCAAAGCCAATGTTACTGGGGTTTATGTATATTTGGCTTCCTGGTGTAAACAAATTGTTACCAAACATGCTAATCTTCGCACTATATGGCAATTTCAATTCATCATAGAGTCCAACCTGATTGGTCATCAGCTGCTCTTGGGCTCCTGGAACCTCAAATCTGCTAAAAGAAATGTTTTTTGTCAGGCCGCGGTTCTTGCCGATCTCGAAGTGGTATATGCCATCTCGAGCATCGGCGTCGGCATTTCCTTGTCGGTCGGTGGTCAACTCCCTATCTAAACTTTGATAGACAACAAAATAATCACACTCGTCATTAAGACTAGCCGCTCTAAAGTTTTTCTGTGGGCTTGGCGCCTTTTCGGCGTCAATAGCTGCACTTCGTGATAATGACCCGCGTAATTGCGGAGCGGAAAAAGTTGTCGAAGTGAATGAAGGTGCCGTATGAATTATTTTTGAAGCAATTCCAGATTTGGACCACTTTTGCCCAAAGACAGCTGGTAGCAGCTCAGTGATGCAGTCATTTAAAAACTGCGGAGGCGTCCAAGTGTTTCTGTATGAATTCATTATCTTTTCGAACATAAACCCTTGATATACCTCCAGTGAAATAGGTATATCCGATATATTGATCCTCTTTATTGCTTCCGATGTCCCCTCTGATCCTTCACTATAGTGCTTGTACTCAACGTCTGGTAAATATATTCTAAATGTCTTAAGCTTCTCCGATGCTTCCTCTAGGACTTTTTCTATCTTTGTCCTCTCATCATTCGATTTCTTTGCTAATTTGCGAGCTGCTGCTAACTCTGGGTCAGTTAAATCTGTCGCCTTAGAGTTTAAAAAATTCGCTGCGTCAGAGAGTAGCTTCTTTGCAGCGCGCAATTGTAAGTGAAAATTTTCAAAAAAGGCTTGTATCAAATCCCCAAACGTTATGTAATGTACTCTTCTTTTGGAGTTGTCGATCGAAGACAGTCTCTTTGTTAAAGTCTCAGCGCTCTTTTCGAGCAGGCGTTCTTCTGGAGTCTTCGGTGGTGGTGCTGGTGTTGTTACCGCAAACTCGAAATCGTCGCCAATTGTAACTACATCCCTAGCAGGCGCTGCAGCTGTTGGTAGCAAAAACTCCTTTATTTCATCAGAGACGCCCAATTGTGTAAAGCTTAATAGTTTTGCGTCCGTTGTCTCTATAGAGAATATCTTCTTTTCAGCCTCAAGCAACTCTAGTATCTTTCGAATCTCTTTCATTTTTTCCTGTTGGCTTTTTCTGTCAGAGTTGACACCTTCGTCGTCTTTTTCCTTGCTTACTTTGTCTATTTTCTTTTTCTGAGGTGCTAGGAGCTGCTTTATGTTTGCTCTTCTTAGAATATCTATCGGAGAATCGATCGCACTAAAAATACGATCCCGGGCGGTATTATTTATTCTTGCAGTATATCTCACCGTAATGGTGGCGCTGCCATTCTGGGCGACATCGATATTGTGATGGTATACGTTCATCCTTAATGGCAAGTTTGAGTCCTGAATTTCCCGTATCTCTTCCTGGGTGAAGACGGAAGTGTCGTTAACTGCATACCCTAATGTTGCCGCCACTTCAATCGGCCGTATAAAATCACTTGGACCTAAAGTGGAGCCGCCCGTCGAGCTTTTCTGGGCTGGCTTGCCAATTGATATTGTAAAGAGATCAGCGAGCGGCGCGTAGCCTGGCTCAGTATCAAAAAGATTTGCTAGGCTATCAACGTAAAGAGATAAATCCGCTGTTAGAAAACGGGGCGCTTCGAATGGGTTAGTCCCCTCAAACTGGACGCTAAAAGATTGAACGCCTGACCCTTTTGTTCTGCTGTTTCCGGACGTTATGGCGGCACTATCGGCAACCGTAGAGATAGGAAAGAAGAATGGCTCTAGCTTGCCTTCCTGCGCCTTGTAGAACCTAATTTCCGGTACCAGTGCACTTATCTTGTGCGTCTCTAGATTAAAGAAGTGTGCCTTTGTGAGGTTCTTTCCTGTTGCGTCTTTTGTGTTATAAACTTTTGACATTACCGAATCTGGTCGGTATAGCCCTTTAAGCATATGGACTCCCGTCCCCATGTTGGCAGGTGTCAGGCTACTAAGCTTAAGCGAACTTGGGGAAGCGAAGTTCAAATACATAAGATAAGCTTGGGGGTGGAACGAATTTAAAGTAATCTCATTTGCCATTATTCTATCTCTCTCTCGTAGCAATCCTTATGGCGACGTCTAGCTCTCTCGGGATATATACAACATCTCCGATATTAAAATGGCTGTCTGTGGGCTTGTTATTGTACCACGCGATGACCCACCAATAATCCACATCGCCGTAATATTCGTAGGCGAATTTATAAAGTCTGTCCCCCATTGTATATATTCTTTGTATGTGTGTCAAGTCATTTCTCAACTCTTCGTCAGTGGGAACGTTTGGCAACATACGCGAAAGAATAGTTACCTCATCCACAAACTTCCTGTCATGGATATTTTCCCTCAATTTAGAATCGGTGATCAAAAAATCTCTATAAATATTTCTATTTGGCATAATTGAAGATCCTCTCGTAGTTTGTCATTATTCCAAGGCCCGGTCGTTCTGAGCATCATTTAGAGTCCCATTTTGGCCGCCACTATTCGTATTCTCCGCAACAGTTGGGGTTGCCGAGTACGGAAAAGTGTCGGTTAAGAAGCCTTTTGTGGTGGAGTCCCAGCCCAGGGGATTTTCGTGTTGTGGCGTAAACCTAAAGCTGATATTAAATTGCTTTGGAAATATCTCCCCAGACTGCTCGACAAAATATCCAGCTTCCTTTTCTGGATTAAAGCTCACCCCTTCTATGCAGCCCAATAGGGCACCCTTTCCATTTGCTGCTTGTATGAAGTTGACAAATTTTACCCACATAAGAGGCGGAGCCTTGATGGTTCTCCCAAATGAGCTGCCTTTACCGCTAAGGGGGGCGCTGTAAACAGGATATAGCATCTTGATCAAAGTCTGAAATTTATTAAGGTTGTCTCTAGCATTCTCGAAGCTATGAGACAATACGTCAAAACCTACTTGCAGCTGGCGAGATGTTGATTGGTAGGGTTTTATCGGATCGTTTCTCCCAAACACTTCTTCGTTGCCCCAAGTAACCTGATAATCGTCCGAATATTCTGTTATAAATGCAGCAAAAGATACGCTTGTCCCCGTTGCAACATGGGTAAGGACTACTACTTGGTTTTTGCTTTCTGCTATTTTGTTAAAATCTGTAAAACTCATGTTTCCTCCTTTTGTGGTTCACTTCCATTTGCTACGCAATGACCGCTCACTTTCTCTCAGCGCGGGCGGGGGCCGGCTTCGGCGGGGTCGTTGCGGGTGGCGCTGATGTACCGGGCTTGGTGCCGGGTGAACCAACGATCTTGGCGAAGTCCTTAACGGCGCCGTCGAAGATGCCTGCTGCTGCTGATAAGGTTCTAGAGCTCTCAAGTGTTTTGGTTGCTGCAAGCTTACCGACTATAGCAATCGCAGAGTCGGCGTCCTTGGGCTTGAGAAACTTTAATGCCTCAACCTCTTTTCTTTTGAACCGGCGTTCATTTTTTTCTATTTCTGTAGTTAGTTGCCCAGTTATGCGACCCATGGCTCTAATCAAAACTTCCTCAAGTGAGCGACCAGCTTTCATCTGTTTTTCAGCTTCTTTAACGTGCATGAAGCCGGCCTTCTGCAAGGCCATGCCAACGTTCTGCTGGGCTATAGCCAACCTATCCATCGTTGGTATTGTTCGGTCTATCCCTTCTGCTAGCTGCCCCAAAGAGAAGTTAAGAGCCTTGCTCTTTATGGCTATTGGGTCTCGAGATTCAATAGCTTTCAAAGATTTCTTTTCATCTATCTTTAACTCGCCCCTCAAGAATTTTCTTGTGTCCTCCATACTACCAAGCCCTATTGATTTTTGCAAGGAAATTAACTCAAACTTGCTCATATCCTCAATTGAGCGACCGGACTCCATAATTGCCGATCTAATTTTTGTTGCTCTCTCTGTTTCGGTCATTGCCAACAATTCCATACTATTAAAAGCGGAGCGGCCCAAGATCTGGTTCAATTGTCCAGCTTTTTGCGCTGACCCTTCAAAGGTGTCCATCGAGGAGCCGAAGGCACTAGTCAAATCGCCAAAAGAAATACCAGTTGTAACTGACATTTTTTGCAGTCCGATAAAGTTGTCCATCATCTTATCTGCAGAATAAGCAAAATTCTTCTGTGCAAAGCGAAAATTCTCAGCAAGGTCAGCAGCTGATACTGGAATCTCCCTCTGGATTTGAATTAGAGTAGAGGTCAAGTTTCCCACCTGTGCTTCGTTCTTGTTGAATGCAAATGTTGCCGAATCTACAATATTTGCGAAGTCTGTCATATTCCAGCCGGCGCCGACCATTGCAACACCTGACTTTATTAACGATTTTGAGAAACTCTCATTGGCTACTGCAATGGCCATCGTATTGCTTCTGAGTGCTTTTATGGTCTCTTGCCCTGCTGATAGGTTCCCATATAACCTCAGGCTCTCTTTGTTTGCCGCGGCGATGCTGACAGAAAAGTCATACATTTGTGCAGTATAGCCGGCCTTAAAGAAATTCTGATATTCTTTTTCAAAGTTTCTAGTCGATGCGACAAGAGCCTCGGTCGAAGAGAGTACTCTATCGATTGGCTCTGCGAGATCTGAGACTGTCTTTTTTCCGGTATCTACAGCGTTATCCTTTGCTGATGAGACGCGTTTAAACCCTTTGGCAAGTTTACTCTTCAGATTTTTCGGCAAACTATCGTATGCCTTTTTCTCGCTTGATGTGAGACCTTTTATAATTTCATCAGCCATTGAATAAACCTCTTCTATATATATCTAAATAGGTGGGATAACAGGTTTATTATTCTGGTTTCTCTTCGAAGTCTTTAGTCAGCCTTTCCACAAACCAGTGCCTCAACTGAATTGGTAGACTATATGCTTCTACAAAAGACCAGTTTCCGTGTTTTATTAGGAGATATATTTCTTCGTAAGTGCCCTTCTCGACGTATTCTTTAGTTAGACCAAAACCAGCCCACAGAGAAGGGCACCTCCTTTTCTGCTTTTGCAGAACAGTTTGAGCAAGAGATTTCTTGCTTAGTATCAAAGGATGGAGTGTTTACGTTGTGTACGTACTTGATCCTTCTAGCATCAGCCGCGGGTAAGACCTCAAGCAACGAAGTGAGCATCCCTGGGTCTACAACGTCATTTGCTGAAACCAGAACTCTTCGGACAAACTCGACGGTCTCATTATGAGGCAAGTTTAATCTCTCTTTTTGTTTTTTGTCTTGCTGCAAATACTTCACATCTGCGGGGGTCAATAGCCTAATCTTTGCCATTATTTCTGTTACTGGAAGTCTTATCGAAAAAGTCTTACTTGACTTATCGTACTGCCAGTCTTCTGTATCTTTTACTTCAAATCTTTCTTTCTTCGCGTTTTCCAACATCCTTGACAGACTTAATGGCACTTCCGTTGTCTTTCCGCAGTCCTCACAATCGTGACCGATGTGCAGCAAGTTACCATACCCTGTTTTTCGAGCGGACACCAGTATTGCAACTTTGTCGCAATCCAAAAGCTGGTCAGATTGAATACCTGGGGTGATCATCAGTGAATCTATCAAGCGGTCGAAGACAATCCCCTGTGTGATAAAATCTTCATTTATCAGGATATCCTCTTCTTTTGCTGTCATGGCTTTTATCTCTATGCTTTCCATGCCAACCAAAGGACTATCTTCTTCATAAAAATTGCCACCGCTCGGAAGATGAACTATTTCTGTCTCTACAGCAAAAGAGAGCCCGAAAGGATTTGAGCTTCCGGGGTTCTGTGCTGGACTGTTCTGGGGTGTGGTTTTCGTATCTGACTGAACTGATTGCGGGATTTGAGTTCTATTAGAGTTTCTCGACATTTTTCCTCTTTTTTTTAATTATGTTCTCTAATTGTCTTCGTTGAATGTCCAAAGATCAGCGCCGGTGTTATTGCCCTTTCCTTGACCAAGGTTTTCAAGCACAGCATAATCATAGGTTATTCCAACAGTGATATTTAGCATGTCTTCTGAATTGTAGTCCAGCGAGTCAAACTTCGCAGAAGTAATTAGAGGGTTCTTTATGACCCAAGTTTCGATTGGGTTCGTGCCGTCAGCATCTAACTGAGATAGCTTTATTTCAGTGCCCAACGCGTCCACCATGCCCTGCTTGGAGATCGTGGCAGCTGCAGCCTGTTGATAATTACTTGGAATAACATATCCTGAATTTTCCAATATCTTATATAGGCTCTTTGTTGAGTCGGGATTTACTGGGTCAACGATTGTAATATTGATTGGGTCCCATTTTACTCTTCCCGGATAGTTAAACTCGTAGTTTAAAAATTGGTGAGGAGTCACTCCAACAGTGTATCCCGGCTTGTCTACGCTCTTTATCACAAATTGTGGTACTCCGGACCAATAAAGAAGCCATCTAAACTTCCTCTTTGGCTCGACTGTTTTTTCACTCCAAAATGCCATTATTTTATATCTCCTATTAGTATATATTATTCTTTACTGGTTTTTAACAAATATTAGTCGTCAAAAGAAGCACCAGTTCTCGTTATAACAAAGTCAACTGCGATAAACTCAATGGCGCGGGCTGGCTTCAAGAATATCTTTGCATACATGATATTTCTATCGATAAGGTCCGGTGTTGTAGTGGTCTTATCCAAAACCACCTTAAAATCAGACAGACCTAGGCGCGTCTTAACACTCTCAAGAAGTGGCACAACCTGTCCCGTAAAGCGATTCCAAGTTGATGGCACATTCTGATCAAACAAGAGGCCATTTGCAATTCTCGAAACTTCCTTCTTCACGAAGATCAACAATCTTCGAACATTGATCCTGTCCAAAGCAGATGGGGTAAGTTGTAAAGTCTTCTGCCCAAAAACAACCAAACCTTCCGATACGAATGAGGCAATTGGATTAATATTCGCCTCATATAGCGAGTCTCTCTGAGAAGAGAGCAGCTGCTCAGAAGCTTGAAGCACTGGTAAGCCGGCGTTGCCCTCATTTAAGCCGCCACGGTTGAAACCTGCAGGAGCGAACCAGACCTCATCTCTCTGCTCTGTGTAACCCATGACACCTAGAGCGATTACTGATGGTGGTGCCCATACGTCACGAGTGTTGATGGTGTCGCGGATCTTTACCCAAGGATAATAAGCCGCTCCATAACTTGAGTTTAGTTGGCGAGCAGTAAGTGCCTTTGCTGCCTTTGCTGGATTAGTCTGTATTCTCTTGTCGAAAGTTGTACATATCTCTTCTGATGGCGGAACATAGACGTCCGGAAGGTCGATGATTGCCAGGGCGTCTGCTCTAGCCTCGCATGTTTGAATCAACTTTGTTGTTAGCGCTTCGTTAGTGACACCTGGCATAACTGCCAAATTCATCTCTAATGCCTCTGGATCTCGGACTAATTCGATTGCACGATCAATACTGGCATATGCATAACTAGTATTTGTGCTACCAGCGCCAACGGCACGGTCGCTCATATTAAAAGGATCAGCCTCCGTGATATCCACCCCGTCAAAGCCGCCAGCTAGTGGCATAGAGAAGCTATTAACTAGTGCCAACAACTCAGACGCCGAACCGCTGCTAAGTGAAGTATAAGCGCCTGGAGTACCGTTTTTGTGCGAACCACTGGTAAACCTGACATACGTGGGGACATATTCCGAAAGATCGTCGGTATCCGGTGAGGCGGCGCCGCTTATTTCGATTTCGTCAAGCGAAAAGATATATGAATGCTTTGTGGACCCGGTGGTTGCAAGTCCCGAGTTTTGAGACGACACAAGGCCGGCAAAGGTACCAAGCTTTCGAAGGTAGTCCTTCATTCCTCTGTTGACTGAAGAATAATTAACGAAATCACTAGTACCCTTATTGTACCCTGTGCTGCCCATAACATATTTGGCTGCAAGATCAACACCCAAAGAGCCACTGCCGACGTGTGGCGCTTGTGGCCACTGAACGCTTAAGCCTGTATAGGTGGCGCCCAAAATGGAACCATTGGCCCAGTGCCCAGCGCCAGTGATCTGGAGAGTGTCGGCAATGCCGGCGTCGGGCGACCCTGTCACATCAACTGGGACGATTGGTCCAAAAAACCCAAAAGGGACTGACTTTGGGTTGGAGGGTCCATTCTCTCCAACGTCCAGGTTCATTTCCACTCTCACGTAGTTAGATTGGTTCGGATAGTTTCCGTATACCTTGTTTCTCTTTTGTGATGGGTCCCACTCAAAGTATTGGTCGCCAATTCGACGAGCAATGAAGTCATTCGAATTGGGATTTAGATTGAGGTTTTCATAGCTATCAACTACATGGATGCGGCCACCTCTGCGTTGCTCGATAGTGACATCGAAGCGTCCAAATGGAGAAGGATTGCCCGGGTCTGAGATCTTTATGTTCTCAATTCGAACACTTATGTCCATGCCCTGCTCCCCTTCTTGGATCGCGTGGAATCGAAATAACCTTTCAAGGTCAGCCGGCTCGTAACTATCGGCGTTACCAGCGTACTGTGGGATAACCCACCCAGAACGAGCTGCGCTCAATTGATGATCCGAACTCTTAAAATCATCCATCTTATCCGACAAGCGCATAGGGAATACGTAAAGGTCTGCGGTATCGGCTTCTCGGGCAATTCTTTCATACTCTTCTTCAAAAGTCTCTCCTAGCCAGTATTTGCCAGCTAACGAAGAAGCGGGTGGCGTGAGAACTTGATCGTTCGTAGCTACCGGGTTTGTGTTCAACTCATCTCTTATGTATTGGGCGCCCTCTTTTAGTGCTACAGACTTTGCTATAGTTCCAGCACTATGAGATAAGATCAATGGTATTCTGTCATTTGTAATCTTAACAGGCTCAACTGTATTGGTACCGGAAGCTGTAGCATAGGTTGTTGCGTCAGCGTCTTCAAGGTTCTTGCCTGAAACACCGACGGCAAACTCATCATCGTTGGTGTAAATCACTGCGACCAAAGAAGCGGTGAGAGCGACCGAGCCAGAGCCAACAAAGAGACCAATCGCTGAACCAGTGGCGTCCAAAGTCCATCCAGCTTCCCCTTCGTCGCCGGCGTCGTCGCCTTGGACACCCAAAAGACGGATAACAGTCACTGGAGAGTTTATATCTGCTTTCAAATAGGCTTGTGCTGCATATGGTGCATATGCTGGTGCCAAAAGTCCGTTACCGTCTCTCCATGGGTCATCGCCCTCGTTGCCAGGCATAGGCTCGCCAAATATCTCAACAAACTCTTGGAAAGAGTTAACCTTTACTGGTTTTAGTGCCGGTCCCCTTCTTGTGCGACCGATAACGACGGGCCCGACGCCGCCTGGTTGCTTTGGTAATTGGCTATTATCAATCTCACTAAGAAAGACTCCGGGTGAGACAAACTTAAATTTCTTTGCAGACATATCAACAGATCTCCTTGTTTAAGGCTTTATCAAAAAAGTAAAATATTACTCTAGTAAATAGTTTTAGGTTTTTTCAAAAGAATAAAAGAAAGGAAAAGAAGGTCCCGGCCGAAGCCGGGACCAATTTGGTGGGATTTCTAGGATTATTAGACTGAGGTATCAGGCTTAAGCCTTGATGTATCGAACAACAACCTCGTCTTCTGCTTCAATGGTGTTTGTACCCATCAGTGTGATGGTTGTTCCTGAGAGTGAGTAATCATAGCCTTGTGACCATAATTGACCGTTAACGTACAGAGCAACCGATGCGTCGTCATGTGCTGCGACGCTCATGGTGCCAGATGGCAAACTTCCTAGAGCTGCAACAACTCCTGGCTTGCTGCGATCTTCAGCTTGCTCGATGGATAGAACGCCAGCGGTAAGGGTAAGACCCGAACCAGGCAACAAATCAATACGAGCACCTAGAGCGGTGTCAGCTGCTGCACGAGAGGCAGCCTCAGATGCGTCAGCTGCAGCGAACTCGCTGCGGATTGCTGCGCGATCAGTGGTAGCAGCTGCAAGACCAGCGTCAGCGTCAGCTTCGTTTTGGTCAACGTCTGCTTGTAGAGCAGCAATTGCTGCGTCAGCATCAGCTTCGTTTCCGTCAACATCAGCTTGTAGAGCAGCAATTGCTGCGTCTGCGTCTGCTTCGTTTTGGTCAACGTCTGCTTGTAGAGCAGCAATTGCTGCGTCTGCGTCTGCTTCATTCTGATCAACGTCGGCTTGGATTGCAGTGCGAGCTGCAAGTGCTGCTGCTTCGTTAGCATCAACGTCTGCTTGAATTGCGGCG